ATAACTTTTCAATTTCCCTGTTTAAATACCACTGTGCTTTCTTTAAGTCCTCCAGCCTGCTGCCCTTCTTGCCTGCCCTGCTGATATATTTTACCACATTGCCCAGGTTAAAGCCTAGCTCCCATGCCTCTATGACCTTAATGGCCTCATAGGTGTTGTCTGCTCCTCCATAGTGAGCTGGATGATCTACTGCCTGAAGTTGCTCACGCTGCTCCATCATATCATCATATATTGCCGTTAGTATGCTGCCCATATTTATTTTGGTAATAGTAGTTTCCCTTTGTCCAGAAGCACTCAGAGGCCTCCTTAGCTTGGCCTGAATTGAATGCCTCAATGATTTGTTGCTTCTCCATTTCCTTTGCCTTCTCAACATATGGGAAAAACTCTGCCCCATGTTCAGGATGAATGAAATCATGCAAGATGTTTTCAAGATATTCTACTGCTGTCATGGGTAGTAATAGATAGGTTTTGGATGATTATTTTCTGACATGGTTCTGCCATTGAGCTGCTCAAGGTCACGGTAAAGACCTCCGTTAAAGTACCAGCCGGCATGCCTAGGCTTGCTGCGCATGTTGATTAGCTCAGCCTTAACAAGGATGTCATTGACATCAACCTTGCCCTCATTCTCAATGATGAAGTTAATGAGTTCTTCAATTGGTGATGGCTCGTTCATTGCAGTGGTAGGTCTAATCCTGTTGTATCCAAATATGCCTCAAGGTATCCTTGCCAATAGCCATCGACATAAATCTCCTTCTCGTAGTCTTTTTCTGAATAACTCTCCTTTATGTCATCTAAGTCGCAGCCATCCATAAATGATTGCTCTCCCTTGCCTCTGATGGCTCTTAAGTTGATTGGAGTGATTATCTGGGTAAGGCCATCATCTGTGATGTAGTCATGGATGAGGTCAGCCAGATGCTCCCAATTAACTTCCATTTTATCCTGACCTGAAGTGCAGGTCAATGTGATATTCTCCTTTAATATTTTAATCAGTTGCTCTTTCATTTTTATTCTCGTTAATCAAATTGTCAATTACATGTTTAAGGTATCTGAGGGATGCCAAGCATCCATTAAAATATGCACTGCTGCACTTTAAGTCTGAATTAATCCCTTTGAGATACTCCTTCTGCCTTATCTCCTTAAGGATTATGACTCTTACCTGCTCAAGCTGTGTCATACTATTAGCCGGTCAATGTTGATGTCATAGGCCTCTAGAGTTTCATTCCAAGCATTCCACAGATGCTCCTCATCTATGTACTTGCCATCCTCTGAAGCGTCAATTAGCCTCCTGATTTTATTGCTAAAGTCAAAGATGAAGAGAGCCATGTCAAGCCCCTTCATGCACCTGCGATGCTCCATTTCATCATCTATGTTGTCCAAATTAAAACTTAGTGTTGCTTTCATATTCTTCTTTTTTTTATGGATGTCAATTTCCCAATGTGCTTCATGAAGCCTCGGCATAAGGTCATGCCTACATAGCCAGCCTCGTAATACTTCCTATTGTATTGCTTCTCTGCTATGATGTGGTCATTGCTGCGCCATTGGCATAACTTCTCAAAGTGACCCATAAGCATGTAATCACTCAACCGCCTTAATCCTGGTGACCATGTCATGCCATGCCAATCGCCTCTGAAGCGTTGAGCTAGTTGCTGATAGCGCACTCCTTGCTTTGTAATCTTAACATTCGGCAGGATGGTGTGAGAGTTGCGGTCATTAGGATGTCTAATCCATACGCAAGCGCAAGTAGGCTCAGCCTCAAGTACTGACTTTGAATCGGTAATAAATCCCTCCTGGTAAAACTCCCAATCATCCTCGCAGTGGAAGATGTAAGGTGTCTGCACTTGACAATAGAGCGTGTCAATGGCATGCACTTGTCCCGCCTTATTGCTCAATGTCCACTTAGCCTCTATCTGCCAATGTCTCTTTAGGAAGCGATTTAATTCAATGCCTAAATCAGAAGGTATTGTGCCGCTGTCCTCATGGATGAGGAATGCAGCAGGTGGAGGCCCATCCCAGAAGCTAACCAATGAGCTTATTGTTTTCTCAAGCAGGTCAAACCTACCACATGAGGTAAGGCAAATGCTGATGTCTCTATCCATTGATGTAGGCAATGAATTTGATAAGTAACAAGCTCACAAGGATGGCATACATCACCCAAAATAGGCCAGCAAATATTCCATTTTTAACCTCTCTTCTCATTTCTCTGTTAAACATATCAGATAAAGTAAAGATTGTCTGCTAGGATTAACTCAGTGCCTGGTCTGACCTCAAAGGAGTCATTGCCCCATGACTGAATCTGAAATAGGTATTGCTCCTCAGTAATCTGAAGGCCATAGAAATTAAAGAAAGCTCTCTCAGCTTCATGGACAAAGTTCATATAGTGCTGCCCACATAGTTCATAGATGCAGAATCTGCCGCCCATCAGAGAAGCACGGTGAACGACTTGAATGTCTCTCACCTTAATGTCCACCCACATGCGATTGGTAGTGTCCATCCTTACAATTACATCGCTAAATTTCATTAAAATTATTGGTTAGATTTGTGATGCAATAAAAACAAAGGAAAAATAACTGCAAAAATATTTGTAAAAAAAAAGTTTATGCCAGTCTATGACTCCACATCGCAATTCCTGAAGCAGCAGCTCAAAAACCTGAAGGAGGCAAGCAAGGCCGACAAGGTACTGAGGGAGGCTGCAATTAATGCCACATCAGCAGTGTCTGATAGAGTGCAGCAGAGTGGTAAAAAATCAGATGGTTCAGAACTGCCTCCTTATGATTCAAGCAGAGTTATTGGCAAAGGAAGCCCTATTAGCCGGAGGTTTGGTGAGATAGCAAGTCAGAAGCAAGTTAAGGCCAGGGCAAAAGCCTTTGGCGATACTGAAGAGTTTTATGGCTATGCTGACTTCCGCAGATCTTTAGGCCTTCAGACTGCTTACATGGACTTGACTCTCACCGGTGCTATGTGGGGTAGCTGGAAGCCTGTACCAATTAGCGATACTGCTTATGGTGTTGCATTTACTACAACAGAGCAGGCCAAGATAGCAGGCTATCTGGAGGACAGATTTGGTGCTATTTTTGAACTTTCAGATAAGGAGCTTGAGCAGTCACTTAAAACAATCAATAGGCTCGCCACTCAAATATTGAGCAAATGACAGTCACTAAGGTAACAGTTGAGAGCGCATTAAAAGACCTCTGCCTAAATCTGGCAGGCACATTCGTGGGCAACACCATGCTCAACTATGGCGAGGCAGTAGAGAGCATTCTGGAGGGCAGCGCAGGCAACTATGTGACCAAAGATGGCAACACTTACTGCGCAGTGAATGACACTTACCCTCTGGTGCTGTTCTTCACCAGAGAGTCTGCCTCAGTTGAGGCTTCGCCTGCCGGAGGCAGAGCCACTAGCCTGCTCAGGACAGTCAATTTCAAGCTCATTGCTAACTCAACTTTTGAAAATGCCGAGTTCGGCATCACAAGCATTATCAACAGAACAAAAGGCATAACTTATGCAGGCACGGACTTCAACTCAAAAGGCATTGCAAACCAATACTTCGGACTTCCGGAGAGAAACTTTGAGACCTACTTTTTCGCAGTGGACTTCCAAGTCACCGAGCGCATCAGCTGTGAAGTTGCCTGTTGACCATATCTACTTCATTAGCCTTAAAAAAGCATCTGTCAGGCGCAGTAAGCTGACCGAGCATCTTGATAGTATTAGGCTAACAGACCAGCATGGAGATAAAGCTGAGTGGCATTGCGCCAATGATGGCAACTTTATCAATCATTGGGTAGATAATTCGGTTAAGAAAGCCAATAAAAGGCCATCGGTAAGCATCAGCGAGATAGGATGCTGCGCTTCTCATCGGGAGGTTTGGACTAAGATTGTCCAAAATGGGCATCAGTCCGCCCTTGTTTTGGAAGATGATGCGAGATTCGAATATAATAAGCTCAGAAACCTAATCAAGAACTGGGATAAGTTGCCAGAGTTTGACTTCCTTCACCTAGGCTGGAACTATTACGCAGGCTGGAAGGAGCAGACAATTGAGAAAGTTGATATTCCTGAACTGCCGGGGCTATGGAGAGGGGATGGTATGTGGCTGACTCACGCTTACATCATCACAAATGAGCTTGCACTTGATTGGCTTGAGCGAACTAAGCGGCAGACTAATGGCCTAGATGCAATGACAGCAGACATGCAGAGTGATTGTAGAGCCTATGGATTTAAGCCTCACATAGCTGTTCAGGAGATTAGAGGTTCGGGAATGAAAACTCAAATTCATCATACAGGTTAGTAACTTAATTAAATAATATAAATGGATAATCTTCAGTACATCCGTGATGCCATCAGGAAGGGTGGCAATCGGGCATTAGTTAAAGTAATTAGATGGCAAATCAACCCTGCAACAGGCTCGCAGGACATACCTTATGAGGTTTCAGTGAATGCTGCTGGTGCGCTTCGTGAGCTTTCTAAGCCAGTCAATAAGCGTTCATTCTCATGGGCCAGAATCAGGCCAATGGGCGAGCTTTACATCGGTAAGGTGATGCAGCCAACAGACCAGAACTCCCTTAGCAATCCTGAGCTACTCAGCCAGATGAAGGAGGAGTTGAAGGCTCAGCTTCGTGCTGAAATTGAGGCAGAAATGAAGGCAACATTGACAGAGGAGGAGGACAAGCCGAAGAGGAAAAAGAAAGCAGTTGTTGAGGAGGTTGCAGACAATGATCTTGACAATCCTTCGAACTTCATTACAAATGATCTAAACGAATTGCCACTATGAACATTAAGGAGTTTTTAATTCAGCAGGCTAAAAGAGCCGGCGTATCAGATGACCCAGAGTTTAATCTGATGATTTCAGCATCTGCTCTAAATGACATTCAAGTGCCGGAGGCAGTTAGCAATAGGTTCAATACTAACCTCTTTGACTTCGAACTAGCCAAGACTAGCCTAGACCTTAAAAAGCACTTCATCAGTAACTACATGATGGGCTATGATGAGGAGATTGTGCGCATGGCTAAGGAGTACGGTCTGGATAGCAATAGCATTGAGGAGCTGAAAGTAACCAAGAACAGCGGAGACAAGATTAAGCTCGCACTCAAGAAGCTCAAGGACTTGGAAGAGAAGGCCAAAAACTCTGTGAACACCAATCAGAGCGAGGAGTTCTTGAAAAAGATGGCAGAGGCCCAGGCCAAGTATGATGACCTGGTGAATAAGGCAGAGGCCGACAAGAGCCTAATCGAACAGAGGTATGTTACAAAGATGAAATCACTTTGGGAGCAAACTCAGCTCAATGGCATTCAGTGGAACGACCAAATCCCAGAGGCAGCAAGAGTGCCAGCTTATCAGGCAGTGCTTGACCGTAAGCTCGCTCAACTGGATGGGCAGATTATTTACGATGCTGAACGCAATGCTGCTAAGCTAGTGAATGCCAAAGACCCGACTCTGCCACTCGTTCACAATGGCAGGGAATTTAGCTATTCTGACCTTTCTGCATTAGTTTTGCAGGAGAATAAGCTGTTGAAGGAGCAGGGGTCAGGTGGCTCTAACCCTGGTCAATATACAGCAGGCACACCCAACTTCCCGGCTGCCCCTGTGGTTAGCCAAGGCACACAACTTCCGCAATCTGTCCGGTCTGCCCTTGCGCAAATCGACAGCATAGCGAACAAAATGCGTTAAAACTCATTTAATACAATGTCATTATCAACAGCTAATGTCTGCCCAGCGGTCTTGACCTCCCTGAGCGACAACCTAATAAACAACCCTGCCAATGTGCAGCTAATGGGTGGCACTCTTGCTGCTCTTACAGATCCATCTAACCTCCGTGCAGGTCAAATCATTCGTCAGGCTAATGACAATGGAACAGGCCATAACCGTGAGGTTCGTGTGGTGTATAAGCAGCGTCAGCTTCCTTCTAGCGCAGTTGATACTAAGTCATGCGTTGCTGGCCCTCAGCTTAACTACATCGAGGAAACACTTACTGTTAATAACTTTAAGCAGGTTTCCTTCACCATGTCTGAGGCTCAACTTCGTGCATATTGCGCTGCTTACTCTGAGCTGGTGCAAATCACTGGCGCAAATCAGCCAGGCATGATTGCCGAAAGAGCCAATGGAATTGGTGCTGCTCAGGGTGCGCTTTCAGTTGTTCGTGAAATGTTCATGGACATTCAGCTTTCTGCTAATGCCCTTGTTCAGGCTATCAATGATGACCTGCTTACTCAGATTCAAGCTGCTGCTGGCAACTGGTATGGTGGTGCTCCTAACCCTTCTTACACTGTTGAGGGTACTGATGGCTCAATCTATGCTGCTGGTCTGTTCGCCATGAAGCAGAACTACATGAACACAGGATTTAATGGTGCGCCCATCATCATTGGTGGTGCAGGTGCTTTGCAGCGTGTATGGATGAACGATAGCCGCTACTTCGGTCAGGGTGCTAACGGTATCAACTTCGCTACTGTTCGTGAAAACACTGGCCTTGCTGAGTTCTATTTCGATCCTAATGCCAACACCATTCTGGGTGATGAAGATGCAGCCATTGTGTTCGCCCCTGGCTCAATTGTTTACACTCCGTTCCTTGAGTATGTTGGCAACTTTGGCAACATCGGAACTATGACTCGTTTCACTATGCCTGTACCAGGACTTGAGCGTGTGAGCATTGATGCTAGAATCCTGCCTGATGAGTGCGAGGAAACTTATAGCTTCTTCATGTCTCACTATTATGACACATACACTCCAGGAACATCTATGTTCCCTGCCGGGGATGTGAATGATGGTGTGAATGGTGTGTTCACTGCTGATTTCGTGACTGCTGCCTAATTGAAACTTAGGACTAAAAAAAAGGGGAGGCCAAAAGCCTCCCTTTTTCGTTCACCTGTTTATACATTAACCAATAAACACTACCGGATTGACAGGCTGATGTTGTCTCTCAGCTGCGCCCCTGGTACTTCTGCACCATCCTTAATGGCCTGCCCGATTGTGGACTTGCTTACCTCTCGTTTAATCACCCAATAGTCAGCCGGAATGATTTGCTCGTCTAATATCT